GTGTGTAAAACTACTTCTCTACCTACCCCTGCTATACCTGAATGAACTCTAATGTCATCACAGATAAGCATAATCTTTTTCCTCTTATCAGGAGGTAAATACTTAAAACTTTTATTCATTTTTTATTTTTTAATTTTTTGTTTCTAAATTGTTATGGTTATGAACTTTTTTTCTAAAGTCTTCATCTGTAAGATACAAATGAATAGTGCGGTCTGCAAGTTTTTGTAAAGAAAATTTGTACTTAACACAGGCAATCTTAAAATCTTCAAATAACTCACTCTGTACCTTAACAGAGGTTAATGTCATATCTTTTTTTGTCATAGCTTTTATTTTGTTTGTTATATATAAATATACATAGATCCCCTAAAGTATACTATCCTTACATAAATTTTTGTCTTTTCCAAAAGGACAATATCTACAATTCCATTTAGAAGGATTTGAACTGTGGTTATCTGTTTTGTGAGTTCCATCATGGTTAAATACTTTTGTAATAAACTCTTCTACTGTTTTAGTAGCTCTATTTGTTTTTATTTTACCACTTGGAGGTCTAAATTCTTGTAATCTAGAAATAGGATAAGGAGCATCTTCCCATACTTTTCTTTTAACTATAAAGAACTCAATCTCAATATTATCCTCTTCAAGACCAAATTGTTTAGCAAAGTATTTTTTATAAAGGATAAGCTGGAATTGTTTAATATCATCTTTTTTGGTTTTATCATCCCAACCTTTAGTAGATGTTTTAATATCCATAATTTTAAATGAATTTGTTGGTTCATGATATAAAACAACATCTAAATATCCTTTATACAAAACATTTTTATACTCAGGGATTGGAGTTATTAAAATAGGAATTTCACATCCTACCAAATACCAACCTTGTTTACTAAACAATCCACTTCTAAGTTTTTTTATTGTTTTAATAATTTCAATCCCATCTTCATAAAATTCTCTCATTTCAACAGGATCACTAAAATGAACATTTTTATTAGATTTATAATCTTTTAAATAAGTTTCCCTAAAGCGTTCTTCAAAATAAGCCTCTAAATCAATTCGATCCGCTTCCGCGCCACTAACATTGTATATAACCGTTATATAATGTTGTAACACCTCGTGAAGTGCTGTTCCGAAAGTCATATTGATAGAAGCTTCAGATGTGTAGTAACCGTCTCTATATTGGAGACTCCATTTATGAGGGCAAGACAAAAACGTAGACATCTGACTATAAGAAATTGATTTTTCTACTCCGTAGACAATTTCTTTTAAAGTATGTTTTTGTATTTGTTTTACAATTGCGGGTATTTTTTTCTTTTTAGCCAAAACTTATTTTTTCCAAATTGGTTTTTCCAATTTATATTTTTCTTCAAAAACTCTTTGATCATTATAACATATCTCTAATATCTCACTATTAGTAGAGGTCCCATGATGGTCATTACAAGTATAAAATTTTTCTCCAAAATAATTGTAACAAGGATATTTACTATAATAAACATTATAAGTATCACCACACCAGTGTTTTAAATCTTCTGGGATATAGATTAGATTATCTTTGTGATTAAATTGTAATGATCCCCAACCACCATCAACATGCCATATTTCTCTTTCAGCAAAACCATAAGTAGTAGGTTGTGATTGGGTTTTACAATTAAATTGTGTTGGATGCATTCCTATAAATCCTGATTTAGGTCTAAATTTATAAAAATGAAGAACATCATCTATAACAGAGGTTGGAAATAAAATGTCATCACTACATAAAGCATAGTAATGTGTTTTTATTAAACTAACTCCTAAATTCCAACCTCCATTACAATATTTTCTTTCTTGAAAAGGTACAATAGTTACTTTATTAAAAATATTTCCATGTTTATGATCCAACATTCCTGTATTTGGACAATCTTCAATTAGTAATATTTCACTAACTAAAGGATGTACATCTAAATTTCTTAATAAAGGAATTAAGTTATTTGATTTATATACTGTAGGAATGATGAAACTAATCATTAATATTTTCTTTTTAAGATAGTTACTCCATGGTTGTTAGCAAATTTTTCATAAACATACCAGTTACGGTTTGAGTATAAAAATTCTTCAATAGCGGGCCAAATACCTTGTGTTCCACTCATATCTTTAAAATCATAAAATTGAGTGTCATGGAAACCAATATATTTTTTAGCTTTATCAGCATGACGAATCAATTCACCTTTTACTTGATCATATGAGTGCCAAGTGTCTAGAAACAAAAAGTCACATTCTTCAATCTCATTTTCAAGAGTGTTTTGTTGTCTAAATTCAAAATTAATCCCCCATTGATTAGCTCCTTCAGTAACAGTCTCTAACAAGCCATCACCCCAAATATTTGGATGGTCAATATCAATACAAACCATTTTCTTATTTGTAGGCATAACCATATTATCTAATTCATTCCAACGGTGATTAAATAAATGATCTTGCCAAATATCTCTTGCTGGATCTGATAAGCCCATTAAGAATCCATAAGTGCCTACTACTGAACGGGTTCCCATTTCAACAATAGTATCACATTCTTTAGCATAACGTCTAAAAGTAGGTAAGTGTTCATAAATGTCTGACCAGACATTTGGATTACTAAAATAGTAATATTTTTCGTCTAAAATTTTTCTACGATGTGGTTCCATTATTTTCCTTTAAGTGTTTGTTTTAGTTTTTCAAGGTATAAAATACCATCTTGTAGTTCTTGTTGAGCATGTTCAATCCAATCTAATACAGACAAATCTTGTCTATCAAGAGTATGTCCATATTTTTCTTTACCTTGAGCAGCTCTAGAAATAAAACTATCAACAATAGTATCTACTACTGAGTCTGTTTTGATAACTGTTCTGGTTTCAGGATGTTTTTCTCTAGTTCCTAAATCACTGTTTTTTGTCATTGTATTTCTTTTAATAACTTTTTAATTTCTTTCTCATCAACCCCTGATTTTTCTAGAATATGTTCTACTCCTTCTTTTTTCAAAATGTAAATATAATCCTCAGCTTCTCCTAATGAAATAGTATAATGGTTAGCAATATATTGAAGGATTTTTTCATTTGTTTTTTTACGTGAACTTTTCACGTACTTAAGGAAGACATTCTTTTTAGGTAACATATGGCAGTAGTATTTATAGGTTTTTTCTTTTTCAGGATAAGGTATCCTTTGGCCATAATTCGCAACCTCTGTATACCCTTCATACATACTAACAAACCTATGAACCATGTAAGAATTAAACGATTCTCGCTGGGTCTCTGTAAAAGATGACCAGGGTGTTTTATTAGTTGTTATTTCTTTTAGCCAATCAAATATTGTCATTTTCGAATTCTGCTCTCAATTCTTTAGGAAGCAATTCTACTAATACCTTACCAGTCACTACATCATAAAATACAGGAACAGGAATAACTCCATCTTCTGAGGTGCCTGTTACAAAACGAGATACTTTACGCAAAATAACTCCTTCTGAAAATACTTGATTACCTTCTGGTGAGGTAATTGGTTTTGTGTTTTTAATGTCAATGTTGACATTCATTTGTGGTTTATTATTCATCATTTTCTTTTTTATGTTTTCTCCAATCTAAATAAAATCCAGTAGCAACTAATATATTCATACCAAAAGATGCTACTATTTCCTTAATATCATCATATACATTCATAGTTAAATGAATGTGTCCAACCGCCCAAAATGGAATAGATAAATTACTAGCTACCCACATTATGAAAAATAGGACAAATTTCTTCATATAACTCGTTTACTTGAAATTAATGATAAAATTCTAGAAATCAAAGCCATCACATTAATTTCTTTATCAATCCTAAAATTAGAATGATATTGATATTCTTCAATATAAATTACTACTTCACCTACACTTAATGGAGCATACTTTTCTACATTGTCATACAAGTATCTAAATAAATCCTCATAATCACTAACATTTGAATCAGCAATTATTTGTCTAATGTTATTAAATGATTTAGATGTTGGTTTGCATAATTCCATGAGTACTTTATTTTTGTAGTTATTAGACACTAATATGCTTTTATCTACAGTGATTTCATCACCATTAACACTCATTTGTAATGTGTTAAGCATTTTACGAATATCAGGATAATACTGATTAATAACTAATTTTAAATCTTCAGCACTACAATCAACTTCCTCCTTTTTAAAGATATCCATAATATGGTAAGCAACCTCTTGTTTTGATGGAGGAACAATCTTTAATACTTGACAACGAGATTGTAAAGGATCAATAATACGTTCAATATAATTACAAGTTAAAATAAAACGAGTTGAACGAGAATAAGTTTCAATTACATTTCGAAGTGCTGCTTGACCCTGGATTGTGATAAAATCTGCTTCATCCAAGATAACAACTTTAAATGGTTTAAATGAAGCAACAGAAGCAAAACTTTTAACTTTTTCTCTAATTGTGTCTACTCCATTTTCATCACTAGCATTAATATAGATGTAATCACAATCTAAATTATTGATAATAAGTTTAGCTAATGTTGTTTTACCTGTTCCAGCAGTTCCATAAAACAAAAAGTTTTGAATATCGTTTTGGTCTAAATACTTCTGAATAGTAGTTTTAATTTGTTCATTACCTACATAATCTTCTAATGTTTGTGAACGGTATTTTTCAACCCACAACGTATGTTCTCTTTTTGTCATAACTTATTATAAAGTGTAATCTCCGTAAATTGAATATTTTTTAGGTTCTGGTTCTTGAATTTCTACTTCCTCGGAAAAGATAGCATAAAGTTTACCTTGAACCAAATCTAAACGAAATGCTTTTGGTTTAGCTGTATTAAGTTGAAACCATGCTTCTAAAGCTTCAGTTAATCCTTTTTGAACAGCGTTAACATTACTCATTTTCCATTGGTCACCTGGTGGTACACGACTACCAATTTCAATTAATTTTTCTTTAATTTCTGTTTTGCTCATAACTTAATTGATTTTTTCATGTAAGGCAGTAGACTATGATAAGAATAATTAACTATTACTCCATCTGATTTAGATAAACCTAAATACAGACTATGTTCTTGACTTGAAGCTTCTGGTAGAAAATAGATTTTTATAACTGTATAATCTAAAGCTCCAATTGAAATTACTTTTCCTATTAAGTCTACTGCGTCTCGCATATTTCCTAAATTTACATCATCCCCATCATATCACCAAACCCACCTTGAGAATCTTTCTTCTCTTCAGGTTTGTCAACTACAACAGCTTCTGTCAATAGAATAGTACCTGCTACTGAAGCTGCATTTTCAAGTGCTGTACGAGTCACTTTAGCAGGATCAATAATACCAGCATCTTTCATATTAACAAAATCTTCATCTTTCAAATCCCAACCATACCAATAATCACCACCTGTTACAGCGTTGATAGCATTGTAAATATCTTCTTGCTCATAACCAGCATTTGATAGAATTTTCTTAAATGGGGCAGCACAAGCATTGTAAACAATTTGTGAACCAATATCTTCAACATTAATGTTTGTACGAGCATGTAACAATACAGATCCACCACCTGGTACAATACCTTCTTCAAGTGCGGCTTTAGTTGCTTGTAAGGCATCATCAACACGATCTTTTTTCTCACGCATTTCAGATTCTGTAAATCCACCTACATGTACAATTGCTACACCACCAATAAATTTAGCTAAACGTTCTTGCAACTTTTCTTTTTCATATGGTGAAGTTGATTTTTCAATTTGTGTTTGAAGTTCTTCAATACGATTTGTAATTGCATCTGAATTTCCTTTACCATCAACAATAGTGGTTTCATCTTTACCTACAGTAACTACTCTAGCTTCACCAAACCAATCCCAACTAAATTTATCAAGTTTCATGCCTTTTTCAGTACTAAACACTTGACCACCAGTCATGATAGCAATGTCTTCTAGAATCAATTTACGACGATCTCCAAAATCAGGAGCTTTAACAGCTACAACTTTTAAAATACCTCTTGCTTTGTTTACAATCAAAGTAGCTAAAGCTTCACCATCAATGTCTTCAGCAATCAAAACTAATGGTTTGTTTTGATTTGATACTGCTTCTAAAATAGGCAACAATTCTTTTACTGTTGTGAATTTTTTATCAGCAATCAAAATCAAACAATCTTGCAAACTAGTACTCATACTGTTATTATCAGTAACAAAATAAGGTGATTTGTAACCTCTATCAAACTGCATACCCTCTACAGTTTCAAGATATGTTTCACCGTTTTTAGATTCTTCAATAAACACAACACCTTCACGACCTACTTTTTGCATTGCAGTAGCAATCAATTCACCTACTTCAGGATCATTATTTGCTGAAATAGTGGCAATTTGTTTAAGTTGGTCTTCAGATGAAATGTCTTCTTTAATTTCTGTACGGATGAAATCAACAACTTGTTTAACTGTTCTATCAATACTACGTTTAATCTCTACAGCATTAGCTCCATTATTCAAATGGGTCAAACCTTGTTTAACCATTTCTTGAGCCAACAAAGTAGATGTTGTAGTACCATCACCAGCATGGTCAGCAGTTTTAATAGCTGCTTGTTTAACTAATTGAACACCCAATTCTTCAATTGGATCCTCTAATGAAATTGATTTTGCTACTGTTACTCCATCTTTTGTTGATTGAGGAATACCTTGATTAGCAATAACAACATTTCGACCATTAGGACCAAGTGTTGCTGTAACAGCGTCTGCTAGTTTATCTACACCAGCTGATAGTTTTTTACGAGCCTCAGGGCCAAATTCTATAACTTTACTCATATTTTAATTATTTACTTTTGCTAAAACTTGATTCTCAGGACCAATCCAGTACTCATCACCTTCATGTTCCAATTTACTAAATCCCATAGTAGGTAATACTACTACATCTCCTACTTTAAGAACAGTATCAATCCAGACTCCAGTTACTGAATAATAACCTTTACCTACTGCTACTACTTCTCCAAGTTTGTTTTTCTCATTTCCCAAATCAGGGACAATAATGCCACCGTATGAGGTTTCTTCTGCCTCTACCGGTTTAACGATAACTGCGTTGTATAATGCTTCTAATTTCATATTTTAATAATTAGTATTTTCTGTTAGTTGATTTACAATAGCTTGATAATGGTCAACATATTCTTTTAATGAACTATATGACTGATTATTTGCTTTTGCTTTAGCAATACTTTTAACAGCACTGCCTACTGAACTATGATGTCCAATAATTTTGTTAAATTCTTTAGTTGAATCAGTGTAACGTCTATCAGGTGTTACTCTTAAATTCACAGTGACACAATAGTTATCCATTGTGATGAAATAGGGATCCATAGCAGGATCATTAATCATGTTTGTGTAATCTTTTTCAGTACTCATAGTATTAATATAACATTTTTTTCTTAGTTTTCCAAACTATCTTCTATAACTTCAGCTTCTTCTACTATTCTCACAAACCAATAATAACCATCTTTTCTAAATACATTTGTTGAATTTGATGACACTCTAAAAACTTCAGTATCAATTCCTGTGTGTTCAGGAATTATTCTTACTACCTGATATAGGTCTTCTTTAACTGTAATAAATTGAGGTTGCATTAGTTTTCTTTTTGAATGATATAATATTCACTTTTCAAATTACCACTATCAAATTCAAGTTTCATAACACCATCTAAATTGATACTCATTTTACCTCCAGCTACATCTTTATTACAATACATAATTTCTTTAACTGTATCTGAGTAATAATGGGCTTGGAAATTGTTTGGTAGATTGTTTGTTTGAATATCAGATAGATAAAATGATACTTTATTTGAGTATTCAATATTACCTCCAAACTGCATTTCTAATTGCAAGTCACCATCATCATTAGTAAATGGTTTAAATACAACTGTATCACTATCAGCTAATGCTGATTTAGCTTTTACAATAGCATTAATACTTTCATTATCTAAATCAGCTGTAATATTATAAACACCATCACCAATATATTCTCCTGCTTTAGGAATAATCATAGTATCAGCTAAAGCATAATTAAGAGTAAACTGATTATCTGAAATAATTAATTTAGTAATTAGTTTATGTTGTTTGAAATATTCTAATTTTAGATAACCATTTGTAATGTTAATTAGTTTATTTAATTGAGAAGTATTACTAATCCCAATAGTTGAATCTTCTAATTCAACACCATCATAAGTTACAGTTCCAATCATAGTATTGTTGGAAGTTGTAAACTTAATAATAAGTTTTTTGTCTTTAATTTCCCATTTAACAGCTTCATTTAAGCCATTCAAATAATACTTGGAAATAATAGATACTAGATCTGCTTTATTAATCATAACTTGTTTATTATATATATTTAAAATTTAAAAAATTTACTAATGTTTGTATTAAGAACTAAAGCACCCCATCCTAAATCTGAATATAATGATTCTAATTTGTTTTTCATAACGCTATCAAACAAACCATCTCTATCAATATACTTTTCAGCAAATTCTAAAAGTTCAGGAGCATCATCATAACCATTCAAAGCCATTACATCTATTCGGTAAGGATTAGGTTTCAAATAAACTATATAAATTTTATCACCTACTTGAGGTACAGGATATTTTTTATCTAAACCTCTAAATCTTAAAATATCTCCTGTGTATATTGCTGCTTTAGTATTAATAGGACATTTATTACCTAATTTAGAAAATATTTCACCTGCTCTAGGTTTACCAGCTAAATACTCTTTCATTTTCTTTAGTCCAGTAGGTTTTAATATTTTTTTCCAATCAATTGTTCTTATTGAGGTTCTAAAATCAAGAATTTGTTTATCAATATCTTGTTTTGGTTTACCAAACATAATTTCATTAATGATATGTTCTCCAAAATTTCTAAACAAAGGTGGAAAATTTGATTTCATCAAATCCAAACCTTTAACATCCAATTCATCTACAGGAACACCTTCCTTGTTAACAATATGTTGGGCGTATCTCCTCTTACCGGCGAAATAACCTCTATCAAGTACAACTTCTTGTTTTAGTTCAAAATAATGGACCCCATCATCTCCTAAATTAAAAGCACTCCTAGCAAATTCACCTATAAATTTATTAGCCATTGCTTGTAATTCAGTAGCAATTACTAATATTTTATTAATTACATCTTCCCTATCATTAAAATCAATATTTGGATGTCTTGCTATTAATAAGTCTTTACATTGAATAAACAATGAATCTGTATCACTAGTAACAATATAATCTTTATGAGTTTCATTACCTAATTCATTATTTAGGTATTCATTCATGTTTCTGATACTTTCTTGTAATAGTCTTTGACCAGTTAAAGTAATTGCTTTACTAATGAATTTGTTTCCATCTGTGTATCTCCAACCATTAATAGCAAACACACCATAAACATCATTCAATTTAATCTTATAAGCATGTTGTCGTCTATCATAAAAGGCGCCCATAACAGGATCATTATCTACCTTATATGCTTTCTTCATCAACTTCTTATATTCTTGTCTTTTAGCAAACCAATCAGATAAAATTTCACAAACAACACTTGATTTATCTTTACGGAACATTACTCCAGGAGCAGAAATAATTAAATCATTTGTTTCAATAATATTGATTAGATCTTTTACTTTAATTTCTGTTCTAGACAATCTTCTATCTTTCCTAACTTTTTCAATATAAAGTATTTTATTAGGGTCTAATGATTTGAGTTCATTTAAAGACCATTGATTATCGTATTTATCTTTATTAACAACACGTCCAACCAATGTTTCAATACCCATATTAAGTGAGCGAATAATAGATGGATATAGCGAGGTAAAATCCAAATCAATAACCCATTCATACAAACCAGGTGTAGGATCTTTTAAATAACCACCAGCATATTCTTCCTGTAATGTTTTTAAAGCTGGATTGTAAGTAGTTGGTTTATTAGGTGAAACTATTCCTTTACGTTTTAGATAAGTTAAAATAGCACCCTCATTCAACATTGTAGAGAAATAAATTGCCTCATAATCAGTGTGACACAAATGACAAATTGTAACTGTTAGTTCAATAAACTTCATTCTGTTCTCTAACTCAACAATAATCTCTACATCTCGTAAGTTATACTCAATAAACTTATCTACATCCTCAGCAAATAATTTATCTAATGAACCTTGATATTCAATCTTTTCTAACTTAGCATATTTTTTACCTATATCACCTAAACGATAAGATGGTTCTTGTTTCATAATATACTTTTTAAATAAAAGCATATAGTCAAGATGATTAATACCTGCTAAATTAACTGGTTGTTCTGGAAATTGAGGTGTGAAACTAATTTTGTTTATAGGAGATAATGAATTAGCTAATGGTTCTCCTAATACTTTTTTAATACGGTAATAAAGATAAGGTATATCAAAGAAACCACTATTCCAACCTGTAATAATAGTTGGATCTAATTCATACCATTTATCTAAAAATCCACTTAGTAATTCTTTTTCTGATGGATAAGGCATAATGATTTTACCTTCAGACTCGGCTTTAGACATTTTATTTTCTTTATCTAAAACTAAACAAAAATATTTTTTAGAATTATGGTCATATAAAGCAATAGCTGTTATTTCACCTTTAGGATCTTTAATGTTTTCCTCAGTTAATGCTCCTGCTATAACACACTCTATATCTAGATAAACAATATTATGTGATTTGGGAGTATCATCTGTTTCATAATACTGGTCAACTAATAAACGAGTAATTTTATCTACATCTTTTTCAAAGTATTTAGGATCTTTCCAGTCATCCATTTTCCTAATAGGAGACACTTTAGTACCTTCTAAAGTTTCAAATTCACCATCCTCATCAGCTACATAAAGTACAGGCCAATGCTGAAATGATTTAAATCCAGTCCATCTATCATCTCTTAAATAGTACTGTCTTTCATCTCGATCATAATAAAC